GTTTGTATGTGTTTCACCATCACCAGACTCTAAGATTTGATCTATATCTAATGACTTAATGTACTTGAACTTAGTTTCCATTTGTCGTTTCTCTTTTTGGATACGCCTAATGAAAGCATAGTATGTGATTTGTGTAAAGTATGCAAAAGGATTTTTAGATTTCTCAGGATTGAAGTTGTCCATATATGTAAGACAATTTTCAATACCATCTAAAATCATTTCATCTCTGAATGTATAGTTCACAAAATTAGATTTGTATGCTAGGTGATTTGCTATTTTAACAAAGCACTCTCCTAGATAATTCGTTACCCGAGGTTTAGGTTCTCCACATTCCTCAGCCTCTATTCTTTTTTCCCGGTACTCACTAATCTTTACAAGAAATTCCTTGTTGTCAATGTAGTGTGCCGAGTTTGGATCTCTCCTTTTAGCCATAATATACTCCTAATGTATTTGTTTTTTGATTACCGCGTCTGCTAATTCTGTTAATGTATCGATATCAAATTCTTCGTCACCTTGTAATAAATCTCCAGACCATTGTGTTGGTTGATTGTAAATAGTTTCCACCATTCTTTCATAACCACCTTCAAAATTTTTGTCTAATAATCCTATTGTAATTATTTGCATTCTTTCTACGACAAATATTGTCTCCTCAGATATTGCCATCCAAGGTCTTAAACTTATAGACTCTCCTAGTTGTGCACCTACAGGTGCAACATTAGATACTAATTCTATTGGGTGTTCTATTTCAATACAGTCTGTTCCATATTCTATTTTACCAACTACTGTAGAGCCATCCATTAATTTAACTATACTTATTTCTTTAGACATCTATTTTAACAAGTTTATAATCAAAGCCTTCTTCGTTATAAATCTTGATCCTCTCTATTAAATGGTTAAGTGTGTAATTCTTTTTAGACTTCCACGACAAATCATCACCAATATCAAAAAGATTACAAGTAACTTTATTGTCTCCTCTTCTCAATCCTCTTCCTATACTTTGTAAGTTTCTTATTCTACTCTTACTAGGTGAGGCAAAGACAATATTATGTAGGTTTCTTATATTTATACCAGTAGAAAATGTGCCGTATGAAGCTACAATAATAGCATTACTTTCTTTCTCAGTTAACGCTCTTATTTCTTCTCTTGTTTCTGTATCTGTGCCTCCAAATACAAAGAATACTTTTCTATTCTTACATTCTTTTTCTAACATTTCGTGTAATATTTTACCATGTTTTTCTACAAATTGAAATAGAACTAGAGTATTGCCGTCTTGTGCCATAGTAAGGTTCTTAATAATATTATTTCTTTCTGGGTTAGTAACAATCCAATCTATTTCTTCTTGATAGTTATATCCTTTTAATTGTTTTCTAATTTCATCTGGATAATTAAGCATACAACATATAATTTTTAAATTAGCTAGTTGTTTGTCGTCCATTAATTTTTTAGTTGTTGTAACCTTATGTACCTGTCCAAATGTTCCTTCTAATACTAATCTGTGTGTCTTAGTTCCATCTAATGTACCTGTAGTTCCTATTCTGTATTTTGTATTAACACATTTATTCATAAGAGTTGTTAAGGATTTTGCCTTAAATAAATGTGCCTCGTCTCCATAAAAAACATCAAAGTTTTCAAACCATTTCTTAGGATACTTGTATATAGATTGCCATGTACTTATTGTTATTGGATAATCATTTGACTTTTCTTTGCCACCATATATTCTATGACAATTTTCTTGTACCTTCCAACCATTAGCTGTTGAATAGTCTTGAAAGTCTCCATACATTTGTTCTACTAGAGATGTTGTTGGTACAATTATAAGTTGCTTCCTACCTTTTAGTTGATGGTAGCGGATAAGAGAATAAATAATAAGAGACTTCCCACTAGCAGTAGGCGAAAGCAAAAGCGTTCTACCTTCGTTAATAGCGTGTTTAACTGCTTCGCGTTGATAATCTCGTGCTTCGATTTGTTTTCCATTAGATTGTAACCTCAATTCATTTGTAAATTTGTCTATGTCTATATCTTCACTAATACTAGGTACATCTATTTCTATATTGTACTCTAATGTCTCAGCAAATTCTTTTAAGTAAGGCAACAAACCAACATATAACTCTTTGGTGTACATACTATATAGTCTTGCCTTGCCGTCCCACATTTTGTTTCTATATAGTGGCATAAACTTAGCGCCTGGAACATCAAAAGTAAAGAAGTCACATATCTCTTGATCAGTGCTTAGGTCTGTATCTATTTTAATATATACTTCGTCTTTCTTTGTTACCTTGATCAACTTTTTTTGCTCCTAGATACCGGCCAAATATTTTTCACTATAAGAGTCCATTGCTAAACTTGGTCCATTCAATAGCGTTTTTTATATCAAAAGAACGACTAGAAATTGACTTTAAAACACTCTCACAGAGGGCCAAACAAGTGTTTAGATACTCTAATTTATCGGTTAATTTAATAACATCAGGGTCTGTATCTAAGAAGTCATTCATCTGATTATTCAAAGGAGCGTTACCTAGGTACTGATCCCAGCCAAACTCATTAAGCTCTTGTTGTGTTAATTCCCCTCGATAATACTTCCACTTGATACGTCGTAGGGATAGTAAGTTGGATTTATTTTTGCGCAACTGTAATTTAAACGTAGACAACATGTTTAAATACTTGGCATGAAGTTCTGGTGTTTTTGTAGACTCAGGACCTAAATTTAAGTCGTCAATTTTACAATCTTCAACCCACATGTCCTGCAGTTCATTTAATGTAATCATAGTATAATTATAGTTGATACCTAACCAAGGATCAAGTAACAAGAGTACCGTTTAATCGGCTTCGTCAGTGATTGTAATAATAAGATTTTGTTTTACTGTTGTTGTACCGTCTGTAACGCTAACTGTCGTTGTATAACGGTCCTTGACTTCATAATTTGGTGCAGTACCGAATGTTAATACTCCAGTTGATGAGACTATACTCATAGAACTTGCATCACCACCTGCTATACTGTAAGTCAATGTATTATTCTCAGGATCAGTAGCTACAATGGTACCAATTGCTGTTTGGTTCTCTGCTGCCCAGAAGAACCCTGATGAAGTAATAGTTGGTCCAACATTAGTAGGTACAAACGAAACAGGCTGTGTTGTTGTTTCAATTATATAATCTCTGTATCTAAACATAGCCACACCAACCATATAGTCTGTTTGGCCTGATGATATTTCAAAGTCTAACCCTTGTAAACTAACAGGGAAAGCATCTCTAAATATAAATTGAGTTTGTGGATTATTGTTTGAGTCTAATAGAAACAAGCTGGCATCTGATGAAGTAAATGCTTTGGGTTCAACATCTGGAAACCTATATGTTTGTGTGTCTTTAAATGTTTGGTGTTGTTTGTGATCCTCTGGAAAGCCTAGTCCGATAAGCCAGTCATATAACTCTTTATAGTTTTTCATGTCCTCTTGAATCAAGAACCGTATCATTAACACACCAAAGTCTAATTTGTCTCCTGCATGTGGTATATCAACAAGTGGTGTGGGAAATACTGCCGGTGGTAGATTCATTTCCGGAATGTTTGCTGCTTGACAGAAGTAAGACACGTTAGGAATATTATGTATCTGAAATTTAAAGGCATTGGGTCGTAAATAATCCAGTTCATTAGGATTATTACTGCTCCAACTTGCCTCCGTTACATTAGCAATATTTGTTGTTGTCATCTACCTTGTCCTCTGTATTTCTTGTGACTCTTTCTTTTGTTTTTGTTCATTGTACTTGTAGAAATTTTAACTCTTCTTCCACGTCCGCCTTGTCCTTGGCTTGAACACTTTTTTGTTGGTGTCAACCCTTTAAACTTTCCTATATATGCCATAATAATTTATAATTTAAAACTGTACCGATACTCCACACCCACACGCTGATGACTGTTGAGGATTATTAAATTGAAACCCTTCGTTTAATCCGTCCCTCATCCAACTAATAGTAGTACCATCTAAATAATTTTCTGATAAGGAGCATACCCACATCTTAAATTTTCCAAAATCTATTTCGATATCACTCTCTTCTAGTGGTGCGTCAGCATAATCAAATTCATATTCGAATCCTGCACACCCTCCGCCTATTAAGGCAAACCGTATGCCTTGTCTTTTATTACTCTCTACCTTTTCGATAGCATGTAGTAAGGCATCATCAGTAAAATCTATATTCATTCAGGTCCTCTATTATGTTTACGATCCGTTTTCTTCTGTTCCCAATGCACAATTGCTTGATTAATGCTAGCCTCTGCTAATACAGAACAATGTAACTTAATAGGCGGTAACTCTAATGCTTTTGCTATATCTCTATCTTTAATAAGTTTAGCCTCTTCAATCGTCCTACCCTTAAGCATGTCCACAAACAATGTTGAACTCGCTATTGCTGAGCCACAACCATAAGTCTTAAATTTCACATCTAAAATTGTATCCGTTTCCGGATCTAATTTGAGATCTAACTTCATGACATCTCCACAAGCTGGTGCTCCTGTCATTCCAGTGGCAACATCTGGATCATTAGGATCAAATCTGCCTACTGCATGTTTCTCTGGGTTTTTTAATACTGATTCAAATCTTTCTACTACCTGTTTACTGTACGCCATGCGGCCTCCGTTAATGTAATAGTATTTATAATACTTTCATTGTAACCAGAAGTAAAGAAGGTTGAATACCAATTTAATAAATACTGTAATATGTTTTACTATAACGATAATAAACTATGTGTTGTTTGCCTTGAAAGGTGTGGCCATACCAGCATGTTTGATTATTTTAACATACCTCCTTGGACCCAACAAAACCTTTTTGATTTTGAGACTGATCAACCCTTTTGGGTAAGGGACTTCAAACTGACAAAAACAAAAGAAAAAATTGTTGTTGTGCGGAACCCCTACGATAGACTTTTATCTGCAATCAAGAGTTCAAAATATATTTCTCACTTATCACCTTGGCGGAAAACAGATTGGATAAGAAGTCATTCTGTCCACTACCTGTTTAGATTAACTGATACTAAATTTAATATCATAGACTTTAATAAATTAAAAAACTATATTGGTCAACCCCACCAGGCACTGAAGACAAATTCTGTTGCGTTTGGGCATAAAGAAATTTTTAATGAGTTTTGGAGTGAGGAAGAGATGGAACGTGAATTCGTAGCATACAATAAAATAATGGAAGAGAGGACACCTATTACTGTAACTCATTGGAAAGACCTTTATAAATAATTGTGTCCATTAAGGACATGACACAAACACACACAGGAGAATATTATGTCAGATAATAAATCAGGGTTCGAAATCAGAGCCGACTTACTTTCACAAGCACAAGGTATCCTACAGGATAACCATCAAAGAAAAGTTGATGCCGTTTTTATGCACAACGATTCATTTCCTAACGATAAAAAGCCTATGCCTACAACCAGCATCTCAGCAAGTGATGTTATTGCAGTGGCACAAGAGCTTAACGAATTCGTTAATCAAAAGTAAATCTTTTAGATAAAAAAACACCCGCGATCGCGGGTGTTTTCAGTTTAACCTTATAAAGGTTACGACTTAATTTACATTAAGTTTGTAACTTTTACTGATCTATAATACTGGTTACGATCTGCTGTAAATGTGTCAGCATCTGTAGTTCCGTCAGCCTTCATTACAAATGGGTTAGCAATCATGCCATACCTAGTCTTGAAACCAATCTTAGGTTGGAATGTGCTAGGGTCTATGGCCCTAACCATTTGAAGTGGGACGTATGGACAGTAGAAAAGACCTGCGTCATAAGGGCTAGTGCCTTTATAACCTGCTACATAGAACTGACTAGCAGCTCCTGTGTTAGCAGAATATGGATCTATGTAAACTCTGTAACGACCGTTTAGAACTCCGGCAAATGTATTACCTGTGTCATCAACGTTTAAATTTGTTGATAATGCTGGAGCATAGTCTAAAACACCAGCCATTGCAAGAGCAGAAGCCACGTCTGAAGAACAGATAATAAAATTACCTTTTCCACGTCTTGTGTCTTGTGCAATTACGTTAGCATCGCGTTCAATGTTAAACAATAGACCTTTAAATCTTTCTACAGACCACCTACCGTTACTGTCGACATCTAAGTCAAAAGTTCCAGCCGTAGCAG